CGCAAACTCACGCCAGCACACATCATTGCAGCATAAAAACGTCCCTGCACCTGTGATAATCCACGTTCCATCTGCATGTTTATGTAGCTTTCCGCACAACGCGCAGTTGTCTTCGCCTTGGCTCACGCCAGACATCATCAGTGGCTTTCTGCTTACTGCCTTCTTCTTCTTCACTGCTTATGGCCCTCACTTGCTTTGCCATCTCCGCAAGCAGATAAGGCTCGCTCAGGAAGCCCCTCTGCTTTAGTGGCTCTGGCGTGTCTATCCATACAAGGTCAAGGCTGAGAGCCTTTACAGAGCCTGTATATTCGCGCTCGATGCCCCACGCCTCTGCAATGCGGAAGATACCCATGCCATCAGCTATTAGCCGGGCATACTCATCACGGGCTATCTGCATCGCTTGCTGCTCTGTCATAGCCCCTCTGCTTTCTTGATTGTCTCGCCTATACGCTGCGCTATCTGCGGCACTATGGCGTTACCTAGCCCTTTAAGTCTGTCCACCCTTCTGGGTATCCCATGAGCCACTCGACCCACTGGGGGTTCAACTGCCCACCAGTCTTTTGCTGGTTGTCTGTGTGCTGTACTGCTACGTCCAAAGTGTCCATCGACACCTTGCCGTTCCGTATCCGACCCCCTTGGTAGCCACCCTTGTGGTCCCTCGTTGTCGGTATAGGCCACATCCTCACTTGGTCTGATAGGTTCGCCCCGAACACTAGGTTGCTGCTGTGGCTGATGCGCCTGCCCCTCTCGTCCAGCTTGCGCGGCCCGCCCGTCCCGTCCGTTGTGCGCGGCGTTGCCCACATTTCTTGCGATGATCCAGACCCTATCTCGTCTGTGCGGGGCGTTGACACCGCAAGCTGGCACAATAAACGTCCTTGTGGCGTAACCTTGGGCTTCCAAGTCAGCAAGCACTTGGTCGAGGCCCAATGCGATGTGACCATGAACATTTTCGAAAACGCACCAAGCGGGTCTTTTGCGTGAAATAATTTGGCTAATGTACGGCCAGATGTGGCGGTCATCCTCTGTGCCTCTCTGCTTTCCGGCAACACTGAAGGGCTGGCAGGGATATCCGGCTGTGAGGATGGTGTTTCTGGGGTCTGTTGCTGGAACAAGTCTTTCTGGGTCATTTGCAAGCTCCTTTACATCTTCTGAAATCGGCACATCAGGCCAGTGCTTTGCCAGCACCTTGCGGCACCACGCATCAGTGTCGCAGAACAGCACAGGCTTGGATAAGCCAGCTTGCTGAAAGCCAAGGCTGAAGCCGCCTATGCCAGAGCAGAGATCAATGTGATGCATAAGCTCAGTCATCGAGCGACACCCTGCCCTCGAATATCGCAATCTCTAGCTCATCATCAGTCAGGTCATCCCAAATCAAATCTTGGTCTGACTTCTTAGGCGGGGTTTTCTGCGGCGCTTTAGCAGGCGCTGCTTTCTTGGTGACGGTCTTGCCACGGGTCAGCCGGGCTAATTGCTCAACAGTGCTGAATGATGATTCACAGCGCTCACAAAAACGCCTGCGCCTTATAGACTTCTTATAAGGGCGGCTGTCCTTCACGATTGTGCGGTTATTGCAGGCAGGGCAAAGCATGTAGCTGCTCCTCTTCTGCTTCTGTCAGGTGCCGCCAGCCATTACCCGCGCAGTCTGAGCAATCAGCAAACCGGGTGCCGATATAGCCGCCATGATCATGGTCTATAACGTGGTAATCTTGGTCGCGGCTTCCAGAGCCATTACAGCCCTCACATTCAGCAACCGTCTCCCAGATGCCACATTCGCGGCTGATTTTCATGTAATCAACCACCTTGCGCCTCACATAACTGACGCACTAGGTTAGCTCTGCCTGTATCGCGCAAGGCCAGCAACGGCCTTAAATACGCCTCAACCTGCGCTAGACGCTTTGCTGTGACGCAATACACGCCGCAACAGCGCAACCGTTCTTGTATATCTTTTTGATTTGGCGATAGGCTCCCGCCCTTGGGGCGCTTTAGCTCAAACATTATCGGGCCTTTAGCCTCAATATCTAACCACCCGGTGTCCGGCACAAATATTTCTAAATCAGGCCAGCCAGCCGCCATGCCGAGCTTTTTAAGCCTTACCTTATAAGCAACATGGCGTTTACCCTCATTTGGGGAGTGATGGACGACAGACCCCATAGGCAGCGCCGCATCAAGCCATTGAACGACATGCGCTTGTAGCTCGTCCTCAGTCATCCTGCGACACATCATAAAAGCTGTTGGGCTGAACCAGCCCGTGAGTCAGGGTTACAATGCGGCTCATATATGTTGGATGAGGGATTTTGCGCTGCACATTCCCAGCGGGTAGACACCAGCGCCGGGCTATTGTTGCGTGGCTCGCTCCTACAGCGTCAGCTAGTTTGCTGTAAGACCAGCCCTGATTTTTTCTAAAGTCATCAAGTGTCATGCTTTTGTAAGTAATATAGTTGACATCTTATGGCAACCCACTTACAGATATTTTTAAGTGACACAAAATGACAGGGTATGTAACATGGTTATTATGAACAATAATCTAGATAAAATGATCCGGGCTGCTGGCTTACAAAAGAAAGTAGTTGCAGAGCGAAAAGGCGTTACGCCTGAAACCCTGTCAAGGCATATTCATGAAAAGGTGCCTATGACTTTGCGTGATGCAGAGGACTATGCCGAAATCCTTGGCTGTACCCCACATCAAATATCATACAAATCAGACCCTGTGAAAATCGTGGGTAAGGTTCATTTAAAGAATGATGCAGACAACAACACTGTTAGCGTCAATACTTTTGAAGAATCGCCAGAAACAAATAAACTTGGCTATGCTTATCTAAGTTCATTCCACCAATCTGGCACTGGCGCTGTAACATGGGCTGCTGAAAAAGATTTTGTTGGGCCGTTTTCACATTATCATAACGCATTAGAAACGATTAGATTAGCGCCTATCGAAGGGAACTATATTGATAAAGAATGTTATCAGTATCCTTCTTGGGTAAAGTTAAAAGAACCTCAATTAATAAGCGGTGTGATGAAAACATTTACACAAGGCGTTTTATTTCCAGAGCCGGGCGGTCTTTATACGATTGCGCAACAAGTTTTTTACGACAATAACTGCATATATAGAGGCTTAGAACTCGAATGGGCTACGCCTATCTTGGCAGTTATACTTCGTCCAGACCTGCGTGATGTCGCTTTTGTTGATAGTATTGCAGACTTTTAAAACATACCCGCTTGACATTTAAAGTCTAGCTTCTTAATCTCCTCTCAGTGATTCTTACTGAGAGGTTTTTTTATGCTAGCGCCAAAAGATATTTCGTGGGCAACGAAAAAACATTATTTACATCACAGCAACCCTTCGCGCCCTCTATGCGCCACGCTTTTTGATAAGTGTGTTTTGCGTCCTCGCAAAAATGCGGCTTGGAAAGTTTTAAAGGGCGAGGCTGATGGCGATAAAATTATTGCCAAGCAAACAATTCAATTTTTAGACAATGATAATGCAAACATGCTGGCAGGCCGTATTGTGCAGGATTGCGTTAATCAGCACTTGCTTGACGGTCATAGCTTTGATGCGGTTGTGCGTTCTGGCATGGCTCTATTTGATGAATATGAGCCAAGAGGCTGGGATGATGGCAAGGATGAGCGCAAGCTGTCTGTCAATCGTGATGAATATGACCTTGTTATTAAGAACGCTGTCGATGGCATCCGCGAGGCTCACAGCATAGCAGGCATCAATCAAATCACGGGCGAGACAGAAATTCTCACACAATTAAACGGGCTTGATTTGCCTTACTCTGGGTTTCCAGATTTTTCACGCCGCATCGAGCTAAAAACAAAATGGTCGGGTGTTGCGGCTAATACTAAGTCCGGCAAGCGTAGCGCTGCCCTGCCCTCACAGCCTGACTGGAGCCACATCTGCCAAGTTGCAGGCTATTGGGCTGGCACCGGGCTGATGCAGACAATCGTTTACGCAACAGCAAAAGATTACCGCATTTTTAACGCTGATAACTGCGAGAGGCTGACTGAGCAAGGTTTGCAGTCAGCGCTGAAGCACATCATTGCAAAATGCGCCATCCGCGAAAATCTACTCAAAAGCACTGATTCAGTTGAGGATATGCTGCGCCTAGTTGAGCCAGATTTTAAGCATATGTGGGCATGGGATATGAAACCCAGCCTTGTTGATGAAGCCAAAACGCTATGGGGGTTCAAATGATAAAAGACAAATATATCAACTTACATTTCCATCAGGTCAACGATATTCAGCGCAGTCGGCGCAGATACAGGACTGCAATGCAGGTGCTGAAATATAGCTGTGGCGCATTGTTCACGACCCTTTGGCTCTGGGCCATCATAAGCCTGCTTTATGCCGCTGTGCCGGGGCATTTCTAATGGAACAGCAACGCAACCTATTTGACGTGCTAGAGGTGCCTCGCAACGAGCGAGAGGCTAAGTTTATGGCGTTTCATAAGCAAAACCCAATCGTCTATCAGCTTTGGGATCGCTTTACAAAGCAAGCTATCGAGCGCGGTTATGAGCGCATTGGTAGCCAGATGATTATGGAGCGCATCCGCTGGGAGACATCAGTTGCAATTATTGATGCACGCCCGGACGGGGAAGCTGTCAAATTAAACGACCATCACAAGCCGTATTATGCGCGGCTATGGATGAAGAATAACCCAGCCCATAAGGGCATATTTAACACGAAAAGAGTGGAAGGTGACAATGAATGAATTAGCAAAAGCTCTTGCTACATTCCAAGCCGCGCAGACCGGGCTAGAATTAGATAAGACGGGCAACAGAAGCCAGTACGCATCTGTTGGGTCAGTAATGACCAAAGTAAAAGAAGCGGCCCAGCACGGCCTCTCATTCAGCCAGTTGGTTGATTATGAAGAGGGCATAGGGATGCACCTAAAGACCTACATCATGCATATTAGCGGCGATGAGAAGGTTGGGCGCTATCCGATTGCTGTCGATGATATGACCAACAACCAGAAACTTGGGTCAGCTATTAGTTACGCCCGGCGTTATGCCCTTATGGCAGCGCTTGGGCTTGCCGCTGGCATCCAAGAAATAGATTTTGATGATGATGATGACGGACAAATCAATGGCTCGTTGCAGGACAATAGCAACACAAAGCCAGTCGATACGTCAGAGTTAGAGGCAAAATGCAGGACGTTTAAATCACTTGTCAGCCTTAATGCCTGGGTCAGTGAAATAAACCCGGAGCTTATGCAGATGCATAAAGAACAGCCTGCACAATACAACCGATTTTACGCGATTTGGAAGCAACACGAAGAGGATATAAGAAATGGCAAGACCTGAGTATAAAGCAACCGTAAAAGCTGAACGGCTACAACGCGAAATCCGCGTTGACGAAAATCTAAGCATCTCGCTTTGGTTTAATGTGCAAGACCCGGAGCTAAAAGCACAGCTTGATAATTATTACAACACCAATAAAGACGATTGGAAAAAGCAGCCTTCGCTGGAATTGCAGGTAAAAATTGGTGATACATATCATAAGGTCTGTAGCTCTACGCTGTTTATTAATGATGGCGCTGGGCCAGCCTCTGTCAGCCCAGCACCTGCTGCACCTGCACCCATTGCGCCAGCGCCGCCTGCGCCAATAAGTGAGCCGCCATATGAGTTCTAATCAGCTTCTATACACGCTCAAAGAGGCTTGTGATGCTCTGTTTGCTGAAGGCTATAATGAGGCCAGCCGTAAGAGGGTAAGACGCTGGATAAAGTCAGGCGTGTTTAATGCGGTGATGGATGGATCACGCTACTACATTCCGAAATCTGAAATTGATAAATTAGGAGAGACAAAATGCGAAAACCAAGAAAGCCTTGGACAGATGAGCAAAAGGCCGCGCACTCAAAACGGCTAAGAGCTTACTGGGATAATCGGAAAGCTCCAAAATCATTTTGGCAGAAACTTTTAGAGAGGATTAGAGGGGCGCTATAAGCGCCTCTCTTTTTTTACCAATATGCCGCCAGCCGCCTCGCGCTTGCGCTGGCTCTTCTCCTCATCAACGATGTAATGACCGTATTGTTTGCGTGTAAAGTCGGCGTTTGTGTGGCCCATGCTTTCAGCAACCTCTGCCCAATTAGCCCCAAGACGATCAATCAAATTACTGGCAAAAGCGTGGCGCAAATCACCCCAGACAAAATGCAATACCTCGCCAGTGTCTTCATCTAAAAACGGACAAGCCTTTCGGATTGGCTTGCAGATATTACTAAAATCATTTTTTCGCAGTGGCGTTCCAACTGATGACGGAAAAATCAAATCAGTCGGTTCTTGAAATTTGCTTGTGGCAAGGTAGCTATCCAGCATAGCGCAAACTTCCGCTGGCACCTCGATACTTCTGTTTTGCCCCTGAGAAGTTTTGATTTTACCAACATTTTTTGTTTCATGTTTTATAGTTTGGCGCGTTGTAATAATTTGCCTGTTAGATGAATAGTCACAGCGCCTGATGCCTCTTAGCTCACCCTGACGAATCCCAGTTGTCATTGCCACTAACATCATTAGCTCTAGCCGTTGTGGTGGGATGGTCAGTTTGTCACGTTTCTTATATTTCTTGCGTCCAGAGGCAAGCACCTTTTCAGCGGCATTTATATATGCGTCGCTGTAAGCATCAAGACCGTCAGTTTGCAACCAGCTTATGAAATCTTTTTGTACCTTTGGCGCTCTGCCATCAACCGCATCTTTTTCTGGCAGTTTTAAATCTGCGATAGGATTTGCATCAAGCCAGCCCCTGCCAACTGCATAGCTAAAAAACTTCTGCCAGTGCTTGCGGCGTTTAGACATAGTGTCGTGGCTCTGGCCTTCGTTTTGTATTTCTAGCTGGAGGCAGGTTCGCAATTTTGCGCGGTGAGACTTTGCGCCTAGATTTTCGATCTGATGTTTTTGTATTTGCATGCCATCATATTTAATTGCCTTCATTAACTTTAAATTAAATGTCTGCTCGTTATGATATGCAGTTGTCATTAGCAGTTCTTGATTTGCTAAATAATCGTCAATCGCATCTGACACTGAAAACAGTTTTGGCTTTTCAGAAGCAACAACATCTACGTTTAATAGAAACTTAGCTTTTAATATTTCTGCTTCTTTTTTTGCATCATCCTCAGTTGCGAAATTACCATGCGAATGAGAAAGTCCAACTCTTACTGCATTTATAACAAAATGGCCCCGGCCTGACCGCTGCCTAACTTTTAAGTCTTTCATCTAAGCCTCCACAAATGCTATTTCATGCACTGAGTATGGCATAAAATGTCAACTTATGGAAGGCTTGTTAATAAAAACCTTAACCAAACCTTAACCAAACACAAAAAAACAGCCCCCGACCAGAAGGCCGAGGGCTTGTTAAGTATATGATATTATTTAATAAAAGAGTGGCATCCCGTACCGGATTTGAACCGGTGTTGCCGCCGTGAAAGGGCGGATTTAAGCAGTTTTAGAGGGTACTTTTCCGCAGTTTATGGTGTATTTTGGTTACGGATGGGACTACATGGTAGCCAGAAACCTTAACCAAACTTAACCACTTTTTAAGCCCGTCTGGGTTTACGGGCAGTTTTAGCTGCGGCTCTAAATGATGCGGCTGTCGGAGCGCCTTTTGTGCCGGGTTTACGCATCCGTTCAGGCTTCTTGCCAGCCGCTTTTTGCGACTTAATACGAGCGCGTTTTTTTGCAATGTTGGCATATAATCCGGGTCGCTTCATAATTACACTCCTCTTAAACTACGTCCACCCATCCGGCCTCTTGGCTTCTTTTTAGCCGCGACTTTTACAGGCTTCTTTTTTGCAGGACGACCCACCTTTGTTCCATACGTTCCTTTACCCATTGGCATAGCTATCTCCTTATGCTGTTCGTCGTGATTTAGCGCCGCTGCACTTCCACCGCTTGCGCGATAGCCGCAACGGGCTGTTTGGATTCTTTGCTGCTTTAGGATTCTTCTTCATCTGCCCGGCGCTTCTAGCGCAGTAGCTATCACCCTTTGATGTGCCGGGTCGCACCCTTGCCCCGCCACCCTTGGCCTTGCCAGCTTGACCGTAGCTGACCCGCTTTCCAGTGGCTGTGATTTTGACCTTTGCTTTACCCTTTGCGGGCTTCGCTCTAGCCATCTTTTAACAGCCCCGTGCGGTAGCCTTTAGCTTTGTTGTAGGTCAGTGTTTCTTTGCGGCCCGCATCAGCATAGGAACAATGCACCCAGCCTGTATTGCCGCCCTCGTAACACTCAAGAATAAGCTGGTCGAAAGGCAGGTTTTTTTCGATCCATAAACACAAATCATAGTTGTCGATGCCCGGCACTTCAAAATCTGCGGCAGCGTGTTTGCCGCCCGTGCAACAATGCTGTGAGGTAATTTTAGAGCCGATAGCAACGCATAATTCTGGACTGCGAAAACCTGATGAAACCATAAATGGCCCATGCACATCCCTGACAGGTTGCAGTATATTCTCACACAGCTTTTCTAGCGCTTCTATCTGGTCGGGGTCTGGATTATTAGGGATGCCCCGGCGCTCGGCTGTCTGGCTTTTTAATAGCTCATCAAGCGTGAAATTTGCAGAGAGTTTCACTTGCTCAACCCCTTTGTCTTTTCAAATGTACGCAGGCCACCAAGGCCCAACATACCCATCAAAACTGTAAGCAAAGATGACATATCGAAGGTAGGCAATTCAGGTATAGCCACGCCAAAATAAGCGCAAGCAAACATGGTAAATGGCGCTAAAACAAAATGCCAAGCAAGTGCTACTCCGCAAGTCCAACCAACAAAAGGCCGCCAACCAGCTACAAATATAGACCTGTGTTGCGCCTCTGCTTTGTTGATTTCTAACTGACCTTTTGCAAGCTCTTGCGCGTGCTGGTCTGCCATTGTGGCTAAGTCATGCGCTAGCTTGTTTTTCTGGTCTTTGTCTTCGATAAACTTGTCTAGCAACCCTGTTACCGGGCCTATTAATGCCTGTATCATTTTCTATCCATCTTTTTTTCAGCGTAGGCATTAGCCCCAAAATAGGCTGCAACCAGCGCTGAGTTTGCTACAAAGTACGTTGGCGCAATATCACCTATGATGCTTGCGGCTGTGTCATAGCCGAGCATTGCGGTTATCAAAATTGCGGCTGGATAATTCAGGGTTCCAAACAGGGCAAACCATGTCATGTATCGCATGCTATCGCGTCGAGCGTCTGCGTCCTCTAGCTCTCTGCGTCTAAACTCTAAGTCTAGTGCAGTCGCTAGCTCTGCATCACATAGGAGATCATCGCCGTTTTTGTCATACTTAGAAAACGAGCTATCTTCTTGCAGTTTTTTCTGGGCCACGGTTTTAACGCATCAAGTCAGAAATTTGCTGTCCAGCGCCCATTTCAGTTGCTTTAGTAGTGGCCTGTGATGTCATTGTCCTTGGGTTCACTATCATGCTAGTCAATTTCGGCAATAAACTTGGGGCGTATTTTTGCAAGACTTGCTTAATGCCTTTACCTGTCAAATCTTTTTGAATTGCTGCTAATTTTGTCGGATTATTTTCCGTCAATATGCGAGCAATTTCACTGGCAACTTGCGTCTCCTGATTTGTAGCAATAGTCTTAAAGTCTTTGCTTATTGCGCGAGTTACAAGGTCTGTTAAGCCAGTTACAGGGTTCGGCGCAGCAGCATCTTTTATGGTGCTTACAAACTCACCGCGCATAGCTGTCTGGCTTCCAGACAAAACGCTTTTGGAAGTTTCACGCATTACAATTTCATCTGCTAAATTGCTCATAAACTTGTCAGCAGATTTTGCACCAGCCGCCGTTTGCGGGAAAGTTAACCGCAGAAGTTTCTCTCTTTGGGGCGACCTTACTAACCGTTGCACGGCTGTGCGCTCAGAGCCACGCTCCATTTCGTTTAAAATTCCTTGCATTGCCCCAAGCCTGAAACCTTCCATTTCAGACCCAGACATAGCCCCAAGTAAATCTGCCAACTCATCTACATCAGCACGCAAAAATTCACGGCCTGCTTGCATTGAATCCATGACCGCAGATTTTCCCGACCAATAATTTCTGGCTATTTTATAACTAGGATTTTGGTCATCTAGGATTTCAAGAAATGCTGTTCTAGTGCCTTTTGCCGCATTAACCAAATCTTTACCAGCACCGCTGGCAGGTGATTTGCCAACAAAAACCTCGTCATCTAACCCGCGCTTTACATAATGTAACAACCGTGTTGGCAACGCCCTAACGGTTGTACCTTTTGGCCCTAAAATACGACCATTCGCCGCGAATGTTATTTTTGGTAGATTCACGCCTTCTTCTTCTGCGATCTTCATTGCCCTTTGCAAAGCAGCCTGCATAGATGGTCTTTTAAATAATTCCTGCAAATTGCCTGTGATCCGCACGTTATTGCGATAAGCACGCTCATATAGCTTATTTCCAGTGGCAGAACGAGCGTTTTGCAATGCTTTAAACTCACTAAAAAACCCAGCCCTGCTGCCAAACGCTTCTTGCAAGTCGGTTGAAAGCCTCGTTAAAATGCCACTGTCACGCGCTTTTAAAAACTGTTGCGCTGTCTTTTTGCCAGAACCGGGCAAAACATTAACCGCATCAAGCAGAGCTTGGCTGTTTGGCCCAAGGTCGCTTAATGTATAGGGCTTACCAGTTGTGTTTTTATTAAGAACGTATAAAACGGCTTCTTCAACGCTTGAAGCATCATTTTCTATAGCCTCTTGAACAAGTTGACGCGCTTGTTGGGTCGCAATAGATTTAGGCCCGCGCATGATTTTACCAACATTCTGGCTTATAGATGAAATAGGCTTTGAGATCGCTTGAATTGCTGGGCCTGTGACAGCCCCTATTCCTACTCCAACGCCCGTATCTGCCATACGTTCATCAACGCTTCCCTCACTGGCTCCGAAAGCAAACGCACCGCCCATAGCTGCATTTGGCAGTATTTCACCCGCAACTGTAGGCATACCAGCGCGGCCTCTGGTGAGGGCAACAGGCAAAGCAGCACCGATAAGCTGTTCCACAGTTGACCCAACCGGAGACTCAGTAGAGGATTCCTGCAAAGCTGCACGCTCTATATCTATTGCATTATTAACAGATAATCCGGGGGTCATGTTTGCTCTTATCCAGCCCATCACCTCATCACTTAAATTAAAAGAAGCTCCTTGTAGCAGATTACCTACTAAAGGACTTGTCAGTGAACCATCCTCTATTGCTTTTAGTGTGGCCTGTCCATTTTCCGTTAATTTTCCATCAAACTGAGCATCTTTCAATGCGTCACGATATTCGGTCAATCTATCAAGTGCATTTTTTTTTGAATCAGCCATTAGTTTGCCACCAATCCTAGGTCAATCAAATCATCGAGTGCGCTACCGCTTGTAGATGGCGGGGGAGAACCATTCAGTTTAGTATATTCATCAAGTAACAGTTTTCCACCTTGCTTGAAAATAGGATTTGTGTTTACAAAGTTTGATAAATGCCTTTGCAATCTGACCAGACCAGTAAATCCATCAATGTCTTTATTTTCTGGGAGCAACATAAAATCTTGTGCTGCTTCTGACAGGGCCACTTGTCGAGCGCTTTGTAATTTCAAACCCTTCAATAATAATTTGTTACCTTCAACAGTTTTAGTGACAGTTGGTGAAGCAGTTTCAAAAAACTTCAAATCTTTGTCAGTTGGGTTAGAGCCTAGCTGTTTGACTAATGGGCCAATCATGGCATTTGCGTTACCAATAAACGCTTCAGCGCCAGCAACTTCTTTTAATTTGTAACTAGGATTAAAAAACTGCCCTACTCTTCTCAAACTATTGACTGTTTCAGCCCCAAACCCAGTTACCAAACCAGCATCTAAAAGCCCTGACATTTGTTCAACGCGGCTCATGGTTTGTCTTGCAGACGTAGCGCTGTCTGCTAACCCTGTGAGTGTAGTAACAATCGCATCCCCAGCTTTTTTATTACCTGTATTTACTGTAATTCCGCTGCTTGATTTGTCGATAAATGCGTTATATTCAGCCGTTCCCGGCACCAAGCCTCGCGCTTCTGCATTTTTCATGGCTGAAGTTCTTGCGTCTGTTGGCGCACGGCGCTGCACTAAATTGCCCATTGATTGAGTAGTTGTGCCCGATAATGGGTTGTTAGTATCAGTTTGCACATAAGCTAGGTCGCCCTGGTCAACAATCCTTTGCGATGATGTGGGAGCTAGCAATGCGCTGCCAGCCGCTTGTGCGAAAGTTGTAGGGTAAGCTGAAGCAAACTGGCGAACTTGTGGGCTAGCATTTTCAGGCAACATGCCCATAATTTGGTCTGTCATAGCGGTTTCACGCGCAACCTGAGCATCACCAGCTTTGCGCTGTAGATATGCGCCTACTAACGCGCTAGACAGCCTGCCAAGCCCTTGCAAGGGCGTTCTAACAGGCGCAGCGCTTGCACCCTGCCCCATCAGCGTCTGGCCCAACATGCGGCGTGGGTCAGACTGATAGGCGTTGTTTAGTTGCTGATACTGCATTGATGGGCGCGTGTTATTTAGCCCAAGCATTTGCCTTGGATTTAGTGCCATTATCTACCCCTATTATGAAAGCATGTAAGCTGCGCCGAGATTGCCAGCTAACCCGAATAATCCGCCCATATTTGCTGATTGATTTTGCATTGCCTGGTTATAGGCATTTTGCTGTGCAGCCATTTGAGCGCCGAAAGCACCTTGCGTATCAATGCCGCCCGGAGCAAAGAACGATGGTTGCTGTATTTGAGGCCCACCAAGCAAAGCTGCTAGCTCGTTAAAGTTCTGACCGCGCAGGGCATTGCGCTCTGCAATCTCCCGGTTACGCTGCTGGCCTGCGATTTGATTAGACAGAAGTTGATTTGCAACAGTGTCTTGACGCGCCGCATTAGCCAGTTGCGTGTTTGCCGCCGCTTGGCTGAAGCCCTGACCTTGCGCCGCAAGACCAAACTCACCAGCCGCCGCACGTTCACCAAACTGCTGT